GGCAAGCTGGACTGGAAGTTCTTCTTCTTCAGCTGGTGGAAGAACAAGGCCTACTGGCTCGATCCGGCCGAGGCGGTCATCCCGCAGCGCCTGACCGACTATTTCAACGAGCTGTTCGCTAAGCAAGGCATCGACACCAACCCTGGCCAGCGCGCCTGGTATGCCGCCAAGGAGAAGACCCTCGGCGACGACATGAAGCGGGAATACCCGTCGATCCCGGCCGAAGCCTTCCAGCAGTCGATCGAGGGCGCCTACTACGCCCAGCAGTTCACCAAACTGTATGCCGCCCAGCGCATCGGTGCGCTGCCAGACAACAGCCACCTGCCGGTGATGACGTTCTGGGACATCGGTGTCGGCGACTCGACGGCCATCTGGTTCGTGCGTCAGGTCGGCACCGAATACCACGTCATCGACTTCTACCAGAACAGCGGGGAAGGCTTGCGGCACTACATGAAGGTGCTGAAGGACAAAGGCTACACGTATTCCGAGCACTGGGGGCCGCACGACATCGACAACCGCGAGTTCGGCAGCGATGCCAAGACCCGCCGGGAGATGGCGCGCGAAGGCTACGAGATCGACGGTCAGCACTACCGCATGACGTTCCAGGTCGTGCCGAAGATCGGCGTGGATGACGGCATCGACCAGTCCCGCGAGATCCTCGCTCACTGTGCCTTTGACGAGGCCAAGTGCGAAGAGGGCATTACCGCGCTCGAGAACTACAGGAAAGAGTGGGACGACAAGAAGGGCTGCTGGAAAGACAAGCCGCTTCACGACTGGGCGTCTCACCCGTCCGATGCATTCCGGTACTTCGCAGTCGCCAAGAGCGCAAGGAAGCCGGTCAAATCAATCAAAATGGGATTCGCACGCTAATGGCAGACGTCACCTACACCCGCCCGGAGTACGACGCGGCACAGTCCCGTTGGCGGCTGGTGCGCGACGTGTGCAAGGGCTCCGAGACTGTAAAGGCTCGCGGGGATCATTACCTGCCTCGGCCAAATCCTCACGATGAGAGCGACGAGAACAAGGCACGGTTCGCTACATATCTGATGCGGGCCGTGTTCTACAACGCCACCGGGCGCACGAAAAACAGTTTGGTAGGTGCGGTGTTCCGCACTTGGCCAACGCTCACCGTGCCAGCCGCGCTCGAATACGTTGCCAAGGACGTCGACGGGCAGGGCATCAGCATCTACCAGCAATCGCAATCGGTCATCGGGCACATTCTCGAGGTTGGCCGTCACGGACTGCTGGTGGACTATCCGAGCGTTGAGCCTGGTTCGACCAGCAGGGCGGACAGCGCGGCAATGGGCATCCGCCCAACGATCGCCAGCTACAACGCCGAGTGCATCATCAACTGGAAGACACGAAAGGTCGGCGGGCAGCACCTGCTGAGCCTGGTCGTGCTGAAGGAAGTGGTCGACAAGGACACCGACGACGGCTTTGGGGTTGAGAGCAAAGACCAGTATCGCGTACTACGCCTGAATGACTCCGGCGTGTACGAGCAGGAGCTCTGGACGACGGAGGGCGGTAGTTGGGCGGCTACTGATGCCCATACGCCTTTGGACGGCACCGGCAAGCCTTGGAGTCTGATCCCGTTCATGTTCGTCGGCAGTGAGAACAACGATTCGTCGATTGATGACTCGCCGCTGTACGACATGGCCGAGATCAACATCGGCCATTACCACAACAGCGCCGACTACGAAGACTCTGTCTGGTTCTCGGGGCAGCCACAGTTCTGGATCGCCGGCCTTGATGAGGCTTGGCGCGATCACCTGGAAGAGAACGGCATCTATGTTGGCTCCCGTGCACCGCTGACGCTTCCGGTCAATGGATCATGCGGTTTTGCGCAGCCAGAGCCGAACACCCTCGTCAAAGAGGCCATGGACGGCAAGAAGGAAGACATGGTTTCGCTGGGCGCCAGGCTGATTGAGCGGGGCAGTGCGGTGAAGACCGCAACCCAGGCTGACAACGACAGCGCAGCAGAGCACAGCATCCTGTCGCTGGCCGTGAGCAACGTCAGCGAGGCCTACAGCCAGTGCCTGATGTGGATGTGCGCATTCGAGAACGTCGCCGGCGAAGCGCTGCTGAAGCTGAACCAAGACTTCACACAAGTGAGCCTTGACGCCGCAATCATGGCCAGCCTGTTCAATGCCGTGCAGGCCGGGCGAGTGCCTGAGTCGGACTTCTGGCAGTACCTGCGCGACCGCGGGGTGATTGATCCAGAGAAGACGGACGAGGACATTCGCGGCGAGCTCGAAGCGAACCCAGTGGGCCTTGGCCTAGACGATGAGGAAAAACCAGATGGCGGCAAACCAAGCGATCCTTGATGCCACCATCCGGCACGCTGTCTTCCTCGAAAGGCTGAAGGCGGGGGAGGTGAAGAAATTCACCCCCTTCCTCAAGGAGATCGACCGCTCGCTGCGTGAGCGACTGACGAAGTCAGATCTGACCGGCTTCAGTCGCAAGCGCCTGGAGAAGGTGCTCGATGAAGTGGATAGCCTGCTGCTGGGTATTTTCACCCGCTTCACCGATCAGTTGACCCTAGACCTGATTGACCTGGCCAACTATGAGGCGCAGTTCGAGGCAACGAGCCTGACGAAAGCGGTACCGGCCGGCATCAGCCTTGAAGCAGCGGTCCCATCCGTCACTGCCATCCGCTCAGCTGTCATGAGCAACCCGCTCAGCATCAGGGACGGCGGCAAGCTGCTCAAACCATTCATCAAGGACTGGACCACAACCGAGCGCGAGCGTGTCACCGGCGCAATTCGGCAAGGGTTCTTCGAAGGGCAGACGAACTTCCAGATCCTGCAGAACATTCGAGGCACGAAGGCAGCAGGGTACGCAGACGGAATCCTGGCTATCACTGATCGCAACGCCTCCACGGTGGTGCGCACTGCAATCCAGCACGTTGCCAGCCAGGCGCGAATGGAGACGGCGAAGGCCAACACCGACATCGTCACCGAGATCCAACTGGTCGCCACGCTCGACAGCAAGACCAGCCAAATCTGCCGAACGTTGGATAAACGCCGGTTCCCTGTCGATTCAGGGCCAAGGCCACCGTTCCACCCGAACTGCCGAACCACCTTCGTGCTGCTGACGCGCCTCAGCGAAATGTTCGAGAAGGACGCCACAAGGGCCTCAAAAGGCGCAGATGGCGCAGCACAAGTCAGCGCTGATCTCGATTACTACCACTGGCTCAAGCAGCAGCCCGCATCGTTTCAGGACAAAGCCATTGGCAAGGCCCGTGGCGCTCTGTTCCGCAACGGCGGGCTCAGCGTTAAGCGTTTCTCCGAGCTCCAGCTCGACCGCAATTTCAAACCACTGACACTCGTTGAGATGAAGGCCTTGGAGCCTTTGGCCTTCGAGCGCGCAGGCATTTGACTGTTAGGTCAATTCGATAGCGTTAACAGCACGATTGAAGAAATCGTAACGTTTCTTAGTGCGGCGAAATAGACCGGTGGAAACGAGAGCATCAACGACTTCGCCAGATGCTTGCATGGTGTTGCGGTAAGGAGATCCATCGACCAAGAACTCACGACGGATGATTGGATCAAGCGTCATCTGCTGCTCTTCAGGGAACTTGTCCAGCGTCTGCGCGCGCTGATTGATCGCCAAGTGGGTTATGTCTTGCGCCCGGAGATAAGAGATCAGATCAGCAATGCACACCCAAGTGTCCGCTCCGCCGTAGGGAAGTTTGACCATGGTCTTGTCCTGATTGAGCAGAGGGTGGTGGGGGACTACAGATGCATCGAAGTCATCGGAAATCAGCTCCCGGTAATGAGCAATCGGCATTACTGCATATTCAACTTCGCCGTCTTCGTTGTGAATGAACTGAACTGGTTTCATTTGGGTTGTTCTCCGGTTTGTGTTTGTACAATGTAACGTACGCTGTAGATAAATGAAAGTTTTATTTTTTCCATTGCGGGCGGGGCTCGCGACCGTCTCAGGGGGACAATTTTGATGAAATATTTAATCGACAAAGCAGCATATAACGCGCTCGAACCTTCCTTGCAGGCGTTCTACAAGGCGCAAGGAGAAGACTACGTGCTGGCAGTGGAAGGTTTGCCGTCGCCCGAAGACGTCACCGGTTTGAAGGCCAAGAACGACGAACTCCTGGCCGAGCTTCGAGCCAACAAGACGAAGGCGCGTGAGGCTGAAGAGGCAGCGCGGATCGCTGCCGAGGATGCCGCCCGCAAATCCGGCGACACTGAAGCGCTCGACCGCAGCTGGCAGGAAAAGCACACCGCGGCACTGGCCGAGAAGGACGGCACGCTGAGCGCGCTACAGGCTCAGGTTCACGCCCTGACCGTTGGCGCAACTGCCGCACGTGTAGCGGGCGAACTGGCCGTGCAAGGCTCTGCCGCCGTGCTGCAACAAATCATCGAGCCTCGTCTCTCCATGGAGCTGCGCGAAAGCAAGCCCACCGTCGTGGTGCTGGACGCTGATCGCCGGCCTACCGCTCTGACGGTTGAAGAGTTCAAGACCCAACTTTTCAACGACGCCTCCTTGGCTCCGTTGATCGCTTCAAGCAGGGCTTCTGGTGGCGGGGCTGCCGGTGGCAAAGGCGGCGGGGCCGCAAAAACGTGGAACCAACTTACCGGGATGGAGCGCGTAGAGCTCCGCCGAACCAACCCCGCCGAGCACGCGCGCCTGAAGGCAGCGGCTGAGGCATCGTAAAAGGACCTATCGCAATGCCAACCATTCTTTCCGACGTCATCTTCCGTGACGAACTGCGGGACTACATCACCGTCAACAGCGTGGAGCGCACCGCGTTCTTCGAGTCCGGCATCCTGACCAGCAACTCGGACATGTCCACGCTGCTGGCCAGTCCGTCCAACACCTTCACCATTCCGTGGTGGGTTGACCTGGACGCGTCCATCGAGTCGAACTACTCGAACGACGTTTACACCGACATCGCTGTGCCTCTGTCCGTGCATACTGACAGCATGCAGGCGCGAGCGGCGTACCTCAACGAAGGCTTCAACTGCATGAACCTGGTGAAAAACATCACTAATCAGGATCCGCTGGAGTTCGTCGCAGGTCGCTTGCTGAGCTACTGGCGCAAAGTGGCCCAGCGCCGCGCTATCGCCACCACCATCGGCATCTACAACGACAACGTTGCAGGTAACGGTGGTGACATGGTCGTGGACGCGGGCGGCACCATCAGTGCGGCAGCCATCATTCGCGCCAAGGCGACCATGGGCGACTACAGCGGCCAGCTGGGTGGCCTGAGTGTCATCGCAATGCATTCTGCCGTTCAAACCGAGCTGCAGATCCTCAATCTCATCGACTTCACGCCGATCGCCGACCAGATTCCAGAATTTGGCCGCTTCCAAGGTATGCGCGTTGTGGTTGATGACGGTATGCCGGTTATCGTAGGCACTCCGAACAAGTATCTGTCGGTCATCTTCGGTCCGGGTGCGCTCGGCTTTGCCGAAGAAACCCCGCCAGGCGAAGACGGCCTCGAGTACGAGCGCGCTCCGGATCGCGGTAACGGCGGTGGCGCTGAAACGCTGTGGACTCGTCGCAACTTTGTGATGCACCCGCTGGGTTACTCGTTCACCAGCGCGACCATCACCGGCACCCCGACCACCACTCGCCCGATCTCGGCGAGTTGGGCGGATCTGGCGCTGGCCACCAACTGGACCCGCAAGTTTGCGCGCAAGCAGGTTCCGCTCGCGTTCATCACTTCCACCGTATCGGCCTGACCGATGGCTGGCCCCTTCGGGGGCCGGCAAACTTGAAGGAGAATCATCATGCCAGTTGAAAAAGATCGCCATATCGACCCCGAGCTCAAGGCTCGCTGGGGCTTCGGCGGCACCGAAGGCAATATCACTGTCGGCCCCGAGACTGTCGGCGAAACTGGCGGCGTGGACCATGCGCGCACGCGTATCGAGGGCGGCGCGGCGAGGAATAGCGGCGGTGGCGCCGAGGCGAGCGTCCAGGCTATCCAGTTGGATGCGGTGAACCAGCTTGCGCAAGGCCTGGAAGAGGGCCGATTGATCGAGCCGGACTGCGATGGGCCTGCGATGCGAATCCATCAGGCCCTGGTCAGCTACCACGATGGCGTCCAAAAGCTTTCCGAGGAACTGGATCAGGTAAAGCTTGATCTGGCTGCTGCCCAAGCATCTAACGCCGATCCGCGTGATAGCCTGACTATCCCGGAAATCAAAGAGCAACTGGACGCCAAGGAAGTGAAGTATTCGTCCACTGCCAACAAGGCTGAGCTGCTGGAACTGCTCAAGGCCCAGCCCGCTACCCAGGAGTAACAAATGCTCATCATCGAGGACGGTACCGGCAAGCCTGACGCGGACAGCTACTCAACCGCAGCGGAACTGGTCAGCTACGCCGCGCGGTACGGCGTGACCATTCCGGCGGAAGAAGCAGCACAGGAAACTCTGCTTCGCCGGGCCGCCTTGGCGATGGATGGCATGAAGTGGAAAGGATGCCGGGCCAACGGTGACCAGGCGCTGGCCTGGCCTCGCCGTGGCGTGAACATCGACGGCGAAAACAAGCCGTCCGACTACATTCCTGCACGTATCCAGTACGGGCAGATGGCCCTCGCGGGCGAGATCCACGCAGACGATATCGACCCACCGGCAACACGCAAAGGTGCGATCATCCGCGAGCGTGTGGAAGGCGCGGTGGATACCGAATACGCGGCAATCTCGAACACCAGCGGCAAACTGTTGCCCGCGGCTCCGGATCGTCCCAGCCATACGCAGTTTGCCGACTACCTCCAGAAGCGTGGGCTTTACGCCATAAGGGCCTGACCAATGAGTGAGTTCTACGACCGCATGGCTGCCACCGCTCTGCGGTTGATTACTCAATACGGCCAGCCGGTAACGCTTCGAGACATCCAGTCGGCAGAATACGACCCGGACAATCCTGACGGCGGCGAAGTGATTATTGAGCAAACTGCCCAAGGCATTCTGCTTGACTTCACCGGCCTCGAATTCCAGAACGACACGCTGATTGTGCGCGGCGACAAGAAGCTCAAGGTCGCGGCGCTCGGCATGGACTGGAAGCCGAAACCGCAGATCAAGGCGGACGTGCAGGGCAAAACATGGACGGTGATCAACTTCAAGGAGATCAACCCAGCCGGCACGCCGCTGCTGTATGAACTTCAGGTGCGCTCATGAACAAGTACGCAGGGCAGCAAGGCAGCTTCGCGTTACAGCTGGCAGAGTTCGCAGAGCAGGCCAAGGACGCGGTCGACGCCAGTCTTCGCGAGATCATCATCGAGATCGGAAACTCTCTGATCCGCATGTCACCGGTAGACACCGGCCGATTCCGTGGCAACTGGCAGATGACGATTGATGCGCCGGCGGCTGGCACGCTCAGCGCGCTTGACCCAACCGGCGCAGAGGCGACGGCGCGCATTGCGGGCGAGTCGATCCTGTTCCGGGCTGGCACCGCTGCCTTCATCGTGAACAATCTGCCATACGCGATCCCGCTGGAGTACGGCCACTCCGATCAGGCGCCTGGCGGGATGGTGCGCATCACCCAGGCGCGCTTCCAGCAGATCGTCCTTGAAGCCATCAGGAACAACCAGGTATGAGCCACAACATCATTGCTGCGGCCTTCGAGTCGCGCCTGCTGACTTGGGCCAAGGCTCGCGCCAAGCCGATCAAGGTTGTGGTCGAGAACGAAACCTACACGCCGGCGGCCGGAGAGACGTACCTGCGCGCTTTCACGCTGCCAGCGGTGACTGCAAGCAACACGCTGAGCGGTGACCATCGGCTGTACCAGGGCGTGTTCCAGGTCAACATCGTCACACCCTCCGGCAAATACCGCACCGAGGCGAGCGGCATCGTTGACGAACTGGCCGCACTGTTCCCGCTGAACATGCGGATCCCGCGCGCCGGACTTGTCGCCTTGGTGATGACGCCGGTGGCGCCCGGGCCGGGAATTCCAGACGGCAACACCTTCACGGTGCCGGCCTCCTTCCAATACCGATCCGACACCAACTAATCCGCCCGTTGGGCAAACCCAGAACCCGCCATTGAGCGGGTTTTGTCATTTCTGCACAGAGGAACACAACCATGGGCTTTCGACTCCCCAACGGCGCCACCCTTCAAATTGCTGCGGCGTATGGCGCTGCCATTCCTGTAACCGCACTGAGCAACGCCAATCCTGCCGTAGCGACGGCAGCGGCACATGGACTGAGCGATGGCGACATCCTCGCCGTGACGTCGGGCTGGACTCGTCTGAATGATCGTGCAGCGCGCGTCTCGGACAGCCTGACTGGTTCTTTCGCACTGGAAAACATCAACACCACCAACCTGCAGCCATATCCGGCTGGCTCCGGCGTTGGCTCGGTGCGCGAGGTGACCGGCTTCGTCGAAATCTCGCAAATCACCGACGTGACCACCAGCGGCGGCGACCAGCAGTTCTTGACCTTCGGTTTCTTGGCTGACGATGACGACCGCCAGATCCCGACCACGAAGAACCCGATCAGCATGTCGGTGACGGTTGCAGATGACCCGGCTCTGCCGTACGTGCCTGTGGTTGAGGCTGCTGACGAGGACAAGGTCACCCGCGTATTGCGCCTGAACCTGCCGAATGGCGACGTCATTCTGTACAACGCCTACGTGACCATCACCTCGACCCCCGCACTGTCCCGCAATAACCTGATGACCCGCGTTATCAGCCTGTCGCTGGCTGGTCGTCCAACCCGCTACTCGGCGGTGGTGTAATCCATGGCCAAGATCAAAATCTCCCAGAATCCCACCTTCAAGGCGAAGGTCGCGATTCCACGCGTTGGCGCTGAGCCGGTCAGCGTTGAATTCGAGTTCAAGTACATGGATCGGCTGGCATTGGCCGCGCACTTCGATAAGTGGAATGCGGCGCGCGACGAGCATGCCAAGAAGGTGCAGGAAGACGAACTGAACTGGCAGGAAGCGACCGCCACCGAGATCGCGCTGCAGGTCGGTCAGCTCAAGGACATCATCTCGGGCTGGGGCTTCGACGAGAAGCTCTCTGATGAGTCGCTGACCGCACTCGTCACTACCTGCATTGGTGCGCCTCAGGCTGTGCTCTCCGCGTACCAGAGCGCCTATCAACCGGCCCGCCTGGGAAACTGACCGGCGCCGCCCGCATCCTGTACGAGCCCGGGCCGTCCGAAGCTGATTTGGCAGCCTTCGGCATGACGCTCGCCGACATCCCTGAAGAAGAGTACGAGGTCTGGCCGGACAACTGGCCGGCCTTTCTGCTGTTCGAAGCGATGTCGACGCAGTGGCGTGTAGGCATGGGTGGGGCTACCGGACTGGACTACAACGCCTTGCCGCCGGTGGCCTCGATGCTGGGCATGAAGCGGCGCGAGATCCCTGAAGTCTTCCACGACATTCGCGTCATGGAAGCAGAAGCCATGCTCGTGATGAGCGAATCGAAATAACGGAGCCCGCATGACTTCTATTGCTGAACTCGGCATCAAGGTCGATTCGACCGATGCTGCGCAGGCAAGCTCCGACCTCGACAAACTCACGGCAGCAGGTGCGCGGGCCGAAAAGGCGGCGGAAGGCGTCTCTAAAGGCGCCGACAAGGCCGCCGCATCGATCAAGAAGCAGAAGGACGAGCTGAGTGATCTGCTCGGTGAGATCGACCCGACGGTGAAGGCTCTCGGCCGACTGGACGAACTCGAGAACAAGCTGGCGAAGCAGAAGAAACTCGGCGCGCTTGATGCGTCGACCTTCAGCGAATACCAGTCGAAGATCGACCAGTCTCGGGCGAATCTGTCCCGTTTTGATGACAGCCTGACCCGCACCGGCAACACCGCCAAACAGACAGCTGCTGCGCTGCGTGGCGTGCCTGCACAGTTCACTGATATCGCGGTGTCGCTGCAGGGTGGCCAGGCTCCGCTGACCGTGCTTCTTCAGCAGGGCGGCCAGCTCAAAGATATGTTCGGCGGCATCGGTCCAGCAGCGAAAGCACTGGGCGGTTACGTGCTTGGCTTGATCAACCCGTTCACTGTCGCTGCGGCGGCGGTAGGCGCGCTGACTTTGGCCTATTACAAGGGCAGCCAGGAAGTCGACGAGTACAACAAGGCAATCATCTTCACCGGCAACTCCGCCGGCACAAGTGCCACACAGTTGGCGTCGATGGCGCAGCAGGTGAGCGCAACGGTCGGCACTACTGGTGCTGCTGCCGAGGTGCTGGCCAAGCTGGCAGGTAATGGCAAGATCGCCAGTGGCAGCTTCGAAGAGATCACCGAAGCCGCTCTGCAGATGGAAAAAGCCACCGGCAAAGCCATCGACGAGACGATTGCCGAATTCGCGAAGATCGCCAAGGACCCGGTCGCCGCTGCCAAGGAACTCAACGACCAGTACAACTTCCTCACCGCTTCGGTCTATTCGCAGATCGTGGCACTGAAAGAGCAGGGCGACACTATCGGCGCGGCCAAGCTGCTCACCGATACTTATGCTGATACGATCAAAAACCGAACCGGTGAAGTGACGGCGAATCTCGGCCTGATTGAGGGTGCTTGGCAAAAGATAAAATCTGCAGCAGCTGGCGCGCTCGATGCAACATTGGATGTTGGTCGCACGCAATCCATCGATTCGCAGATTGCCAACTATCAGAAAATCCTTGATGGGCGTAAGTCTGGCGGATTTCTCTCGTCCTTTTTCGGTGACGAGCTTGGAGCCAACAGCCAGTCGACCAAGTTCCTTGAGCAACAGATCGTTCTGCTGCAAAAGCGCAAGGACGAAATCACCGCCGGCGCCAAGGCCGACGCTGACCGGGTGAAAATCGAGCGTGACGGCATCGACGCCAGCTTGCGGCTCAAGGCGGTCAGCGATTCGAACCTCACAAACGAGGAAAAGCGCAACAAGCTGATCAAGGAGTACAAGCGGGACGTCGAAGCGCTGCGCAAGGCAAACCCGAACGATCCGCTGGTGCAGGAAGCGGTTGTCTCGAAGACGATCCAGAACATCCGTGACAAGAACAAGGATCCGAAAACCGCAACCTCAGTGGTAAATCTCACCGAGTTCAACGACTCTAAAAACCAGATGTCGCTGATCCTCGGCGAATACAAAAACGCCCAGAAGGAACTGGAGGCCGCGCAGAAGTCCGGGCTAGTCACCCAAGAAGACTACCTGCTCAAGCGCCAAGCACTGATTGGCAACGAGCGCGACGAGGTAACGGCCGCGTATCAGGCTGAAATCAGTTCGTTGGAGGCGGCGAAAGGCAAGGCCAGTACCTCGGCTGCACAACGCATCCAGCTCGACCAAAAGATCGCTGATGCCAGGTCCAGCATGGTCAAGGCTCAGAAGGAAGCCGACAGTGAGCTCGAAGTCATCGCGACGAACGAGCAGGGACGGCTCGCCAAGCAGGCGCAGGCAATCAAGGTCTACACCGATGCCCTCGACCAGCAGAACGTCGCCCTGCGGCGCGCTGGCGGCCGTGCGGCGGAAGGCGTGGGACGTGGCGACCGTGAGAACGCAATCAACGGCGAACTAAACGGCATCGCCGATCGGGCCAACCAGCAGCGCCTGGATCTGGCGCGCGACCGGGCTGACAAGGCGCGCAACATGAGCGCCGAGGAGTACCAGGCCAAGCTGGACGCGATCAACAGAAGCGAGACGGACCTGAGCGAAACGGTGCTCAGCAACTACGAGCAGATGTCGGCCGCGCAAAGCGATTGGCGCAACGGTGCGACCTCGGCGTTCAGCAACTACCTGGAGAGCGCCCGCAACATCGCCGGCCAGACCCGCGACCTGTTCAGCAACGCATTCAGTTCGATGGAAGACGCCGTCGTCAACTTCGCCATGACTGGAAAGCTCTCGTTTGCTGACTTCACCAAATCGATTCTGGCGGACATGGCGCGGATTGCGACTCGGCAGGCCAGTTCGTCGCTGCTGAGCAGCTTGGTGGGCGCGGGGGCGAGCTACTTCGGTGGTGGCGGCGCGGCGACATCCGCAGGCTCGACTGCCGCCGGCTATAGCGGCGATCTGTCCGGATTCACTCCGGGCAGCATCCAGGCTATGGGTGGAGCCTGGTCGGGTGGAGTACAAATGTTCTCCAGTGGCGGCGCGTTCACCAACGGCGTGGTCAGCAAGCCCACGGCCTTCGGAATGGCGGGCGGGCGAACAGGCGTCATGGGCGAGGCGGGGCCGGAGGCGATCATGCCGCTGACGCGCACTGCTGGCGGACAGCTAGGCGTGCGCTCAATCGGTGGCGGGGGCAGTGGCGGCGGGAACGTCTACAACTTCCCCGTCGCGGTATCTGTTCAGACGCAGGGCGGTGGCGGCACGGCCAGCACCGAAGACACCACGCAGTTGGGCAAGGGCATTCAACAGGCGGCGAAGGCTGAGGCTGAAACCGCCATCGCTCGCGCGCTCCAGCCGGGCGGTTCGATCTGGCGCCTTACAAACGGGAGGGGCTGATGGCCATCGAGACATTTATCTGGCCGACCCAGCACGGTGATTCGCCAGAGATCACCTACCGGGTCCGCACCGCGCAGTTCGGCGACGGCTTCAAGCAGGAAGTTGGCGACGGGCCGAACAACAAGGAAGACGCCTATCCGATCACGTACAGCGGCTCTCAAGCCAGGGTCTTGGAGATCATGGCGTTCCTTGACCGGCACGCCGGCGCAAAAGCGTTCCTGTGGACGACCCCGCTGGGACAGCTCGGCCTGTTCACTTGCAAGAATCCCGTGCCCACTCCGGTGGGCGGCGGCGTTTTCAAACTCACCGCCACGTTCGAGCGGGCATTCCATCCATAAGGGGCGACCATGCCGCTGATCAGTGATATCCAGGTGCTTGAACCTGGCAGTGAGGTGCTGCTTTTTGAATTGGACGGCACGGACTACGGTGCGGACGTCCTGCGCTTCCACGGGCACGCGATACCGCACACGCCGGCCGAGTTGATTGCCGCCGGCGCCGATGCCGACCATCTGCCGGCCAAAGCGATATATTGGCAGGGCAATGAGTACAGTGCCTGGCCGATGCAGATTGACGGCATTGAGGCGAACGGCGACGGCACGGCAGTTCGACCAACGCTGTCGGTTGGCAACGTCAACGGGCGCATCACTGCCCTTTGTCTGGCGTTCGAGGACCTGCTCGAGTTCAAGCTGACGATGCGCCATACGCTGGGCACGTACCTTGATGCGGAGAACTTCCCGGCCGGCAACCCAACGGCAGACCCGACACAGGAAACGATCGAGGTCTGGTACATCGATCAGAAAACCATTGAAGACGGGGAAACAGTCAGTTGGGAGTTGGCCAGCCCGGGCGATGTCGGAAACGAATCCATTGGCCGACAGGCCACGACTCTTTGCCATTGGTGCCTCACTGGCGGTTACCGGGGGCCGAACTGCGGGTATACCGGGCCGTACGTTACAAAGGACGGCGTCGTTACCGATAACCCAGAGCTGGATGAGTGCGACGCCACGTTGGGCCGTGGCTGCATTCCGCGCTTTGGGGAGGGAAACCCGCTGCCGTTCGGTGGCTTCCCGGCTGTTTCGCTGATTGCCAGGAGCTGACATGCGAAAGCACATCTTGAATGCGATCCAGGCGCACGCGGCGGCCGAGTACCCGAAAGAGTGCTGCGGGCTGCTGCTTGCCATAGGGCGCAAGCAACAATATTTCCCCTGTATCAATGTCTCGACCGAGCCGAACGAAGAGTTTCGGATTGATCCGGAACAATACGCGGCGGCCGAGGATGTCGGCGACGTGATCGGCGTCGTTCATTCGCACCCGGACGCAACCAGCCGTCCGTCACCGCGTGACCTGGCCATGTGCGAGGCGACCGATTTGCCCTGGCACATTTTCAGCTGGCCGGAGGGAGATCTGCGCACGGTCATGCCCACCGGTGAAACCCCGCTGCTGAAACGCCCATTCGTACACGGCGCTTGGGACTGCTGGCAGGTCTGCGCGGATTGGTACAAACGCGAGTGGGGGCTGGAGTTCGAAGCCTTCAGGCGCACTGATGGTTGGTGGGAGAGCAAGGACAACACCAGCCTGTACGAAGCGAATTACGAGGCAGCCGGCTTCTACCGCGTCGACCGGCCGCAGCGCGGCGACATGATCGTGATGGAAGTGGGCCGAACCGTTTACCCCAACCACGCCGGGATATTCCTCGGTGCTGATCCGGCATTGCCCGGCGAGGGTTCTGCCACGTTCGGCCCCGGTCCGTTCCTGCTGCATCACCTATACAGCAGGCCTAGCGAAATCATCATTTGGGGCGGGCCGTGGCTCGACCGCACGCGACTAGTGCTGCGCCATAAGAATGCAAGCATTTAGTTTGTTGACATGCTTGCAAAATAGAAGCTAAATGCAAGCATAACTGAGAGGAGAATGCTTGCATGGCAGAGAAGGATGTATCGAAAGCAGCTGGCGGTAAGGCGCGAGCGGAATCTTTGACGCCTTCAAAGCGTTCATCTATCGCCAAGGCGGCAGCCGCAGCTCGGTGGGGATATAACGTTACCCATAAGGGGAACTTTGCCGAAGCCTTTGGCATTGACGTCGACTGTTACGTACTTGATGACGACTCGAAAACTGCGGTTATCAGTCAGATTGGCATGGCAGTGATGCTCTTGAATGAGCAATCTGGCGGCAGTGCCCTCCCTAAATTTGCAAAGGGTAAGATTGTCTCTCAAGCCTTAGGAGCGGAACTGCTTCATAGGATAGATAACCCATTGATTTTTAAGGGCGATCACGTAGGAGCGAAAGGGGAATTTCAGGGCCAGGTAAATGGTTATGAAGTAGGTCTTCTTATTGATATTTGCCAAGCTTTGATCATGGCAGACAGTCGTGGAGAGCTAGGGCCTAGGTATCTGAGAATCGCTAATCAAGCCAGAATTATTCTAGGCGCATCAGCGAAAGCTGGTATCCAAGGCTTGGTATACGCTCTCGCTGGGTATGACCGCACCAAAGAAGAGGTCATCGAGGCATATAAGCTCTATGTGCGTGAAGAAGCGCGTGAATATGAAAAGGAATTTTCCCCTGAGCTCTACGAACAATGGTATCGACTGTACGGGCTGACCAAACCGGAGCGGGGGCGCCCTTGGGAGTTCAAGTACTTAACGATCGACCATATCTACAAACCCTTGGCCCGCAGTCATGGAAAAGTTTTTGATCTCGCTAAAGCGAGCAAGCAAGTGAATGGCGAAAAGGGCGACAAAGTTCACATGTTTCTGTCTGAAATTGGTGTAAAAGCTTTGCGAACCCAAATAGGGAAAATTATCGGTATCGCCACGGTTTCAGATTCGAGAGCTGAGTATGAAAAATACATCGCTGAAAAGATTTACGGTCAACAGAGCCTAGACCTCAGAGAGTGATGGCATAAGACACATTCGAGCCCGGCCCAGCGCCGGGCTTTTTCTTTTCCGCCTGCGCCAGTGATATCGTGCACCCTTTCCCACAGGAGTGACCTGCATGAAATTGATCATAGGAGCGTTGGCTGTAGCGCTGTTGGCGGGGTGCGCGACTTCGCCAATGCCTTCCAGTGAGGCCAAGCAGGCGCCGACGAGTCAGCTTTCGGCATACCAAGCCAAGCCAACAGGGGCATATGGGACACTGCAAGTAATCCGTGACTCTGGGCAGACCGGGAGCCTTTGCGCGATGGCAGTTTTTATCGATGGCAAACAGGCCGCCAAGCTCGAGCCGGGCCAGAAGGCATCGTTTTATCTACCTCCTGATTCGGTTTCAGTCGGCGCGGCTTACACCGGCTCTGGCATCTGCTCCATGGGGGCGGCGCGAGTGGAGAGGGAAGTAATCGTGAAAGACGGCGCGATCAAGAAATATCGAGTTTTCACCGGGGGCGATGGGCAGATCGACATACTGCCTACGACCCTTTGAACAGACCGCCTCCGGGCGGTTTTTTATTGCCTGGAGAATGTCATGTGCTCAGCAATTACCTACACACCGATGACGAAAGTGATGCTGTCGGGTTCGCTCGCGAAGAAATTTTTTCGAAGCAAGCAATTCCTTCTCGACGGCGGATCGTCAGTGGAGGTTTTTCGCGCGCTCAATGCGACGATTGATGGCTTCGCCGAGGAAATTAAGCGGCTGGAGCGCCTTGGGCTGAAGTTCGCGATTTTCCGGAACCGCGCGAACATTGGGATGGACGGATTCGATCTCGGCGGCACACGGGAAATCCGCATTGTTCCGGTTATTGGTGGTAGCAAGCGTGCCGGTGGGTTACAGACCATCATCGGCACGGTCATGATCGCAGCAGCCTATGTGCTGTCTTTCACTCCGTTTGCAGCCGCATCACCTTTTTTGTATGCGGCCGGCGCGTCGATGGCAATTGGCGGCGTCATCCAGATGCTCAGCCCGCAGGCCTCAGGCTTGAAGCAGAGCGCATCCCCCGAAAACGCACCGTCCTACGCCTTCGGCAGCGCCAAGAACACCACAGCCAGCGGCAACCCGGTACCGATCTGCATCGGCGAACGCCGGTGGGGCGGGATGATCATCTCGGCCTCGATTCTGGCTGAAGACAAAGCGTAAGCAGGACAGCAGCACGCAGGCCGCCCCCGAGGCGGCTTTTTTATGCCTGGAGGAAAGCATGGGCGCAGCACTACAGATGGACATCCACGGCGAGAAGGGCGGCAGCAGCAAGCCGAAGTCGCCCACAGAAGCCAGCGACAGCCTGCGTTCGACCAACCTGGCAAAACTGCTCATTGCAGTGGGCGAGGGCGAGTTTGATGAAGTCCCGACGGATTACGACATCTACCTGGACAACACGCCGATTCGCGATGCCAGCGGCAATTACAACTTCCCGAACGTGAAATGGGATTGGCGCCCGGGCTCGGTGGATCAGACCTATATTCCAGGCATCCCGTCGGTCGAGAACGAGACCTCGCTGAACATCGAGCTGCGTAGCGATGCGCCGTGGGTGCGCTCGATCACCAACACCCAGCTGTCGGCAGCGCGCATTCGTCTGGCGTGGCCGGCGTTACAACGTTCAGATGACGAGGGCAATGTCGTCGGTTACCGCATCGAGTATGCAATCGACGTGGCCACCGATGGCGGCGCTTATCAGCAGGTACTGGTCGACGCCGTCGACGGCAAGACGACCACCCGCTACGAGCGCTCCCGTCGTATCGATCTGCCGGACGCCACAACAGGCTGGCAAATCCGCGTCCGCCGCCTGACGCCCAACCAGAACAGCAACAAGATCGCCGACACCATGTTGGTGGCCGGTTACACCGAAGTGATCGACGCCAAGCTGCGCTACCCGAACACCGCGTTGCTCTATATCGAATTCGATGCCGAGCAGTTCACCAACATCCCGGCGGTGACCGTCAAGTGCAAGGCGCGGCGCTGGATGGTGCCGAGCAACTACGACCCGATCCTCCGCACCTATACCGGGACGTGGGATGGCTCGATGAAATCGGCTTGGACTAATAACCCTGCGTGGATCACCTACGGGGTGTGCACCGAAGATCGTTTCGGCCTGGGCAAGCGTATCAAGCCGTTCATGGTCGACAAATGGGAGCTGTATCGAATCGCCCAGTACTGCGACGAACTTGTGCCGAATGGGCTCGCTGACGTTGAACCGCGCTTTCTCTGCGACATGAACCTGCAGGGCAAAGCTGACGCTTGGTCGCTGCTGCGTGATATCTCGGCGATTTACCGAGGCATGACGTACTGGGCGGAAGGCCAGTTGGTGATGCAAGCGGATATGCCTCGAGCGCAGGACATTGACTATGTCTTCACCCGCTCGAACGTCATCGACGGCAAGTTCTCCTATGGCAGCGCCTCAGCGAAGACCCGTTACACCCGGGCGCTGGTCAGCTACGACAACCCGGCGAACAACTACGACACGGACGTTATTCCGTTCGCCGACCTGGATCTTCAGCGCCGTTACGGCGACCGGCCGACCGAGCTGAGCGCCATCGGCTGCACCCGCGCATCGGAGGCCCAGCGCCGCGGGAAGTGGGCGATCTTAAGCAACAATCAGGACCGCACTGTTTCATTCAAGACCGGCATGGAAGGCGCGATTGCTCTTCCTGGTTACATCATTCCGATTGCCGACTCACTGTTGGCAGGACGTGAGATTGGCGGGCGGATCTCTTCGGCGGCGGGGCGGGTGATTACGCTTGATCGCGACACCCAGGCCAAAGCCGGCGATCGGCTGATCATCAACTTGCCAGGTGGGCGCGCCGAAGGTCGTACCGTGCAGAGCGTCACCGGCCGCGCCGTGACTGTCACCGTTGCGTATAGCGATGCGCCGGCGGCACAGTTGCAGTGGGCCTTGGACGCTGACGACCTGGCCATCCCCCTTTATCGGATTCTTCGCAGACGCCGCACGACCGAAGGGGACTTTGAATTCACCGCGCTTCAGTTCGAGCCGAGCAAGTTCGCATTCATCGATACCGGTGCACGGCTGGAAGAACGGCCTATCAGCGTGATCCCGATCACTGTGGTACCGGCGCCGGCAAGTGTGACTCTCTCGTCGACGTCTTCAGTAGTCCAGGGATTGGCCGTGGCCACCATGACCATCAGTTGGCCCGCCGTTAATGGCGCGGTTGGCTATGACGTGGAGTGGCGCAAGGACAGCGGCAACTGGATCAAACTGCAGCGCACCGGTATGACCAACCTGGACGTGGTCGGCATTTACGCCGGTGCCTACGTGGCCCGCGTCCGCGCGGTGAGTGCGTTCGACATCACTTCGCCGTGGCGCAACTCGATCCTGACCAACCTCAGCGGCAAGCAGGGGCTACCGCCGGCAGTGTCGTATCTCACGGCCACGCCGCTGCTGTTCGGCATCTACCTGAAGTGGGGTTTCCCGGCTGGCGCCGAAGACACGCAGCGCACGGAAATCTGGTACGGCCCGACGACCAGCCTGGAAGCAGCAACCAAGCTGACAGACCTTTCGTATCCGCAAAGCGACTTCTCGATGCTCGGCCTCGCCGCGGGCGTAACCTTTTACTTCTGGGCGCGCCTGGTCGACCGGATCGGCAACATCGGTCCGTGGTATCCGGTGGGGCTGGGCGTGCAGGGTCAGTCGAGTTCTGAGGCGGCGCCGATTCTGGAAATGATTGCCGGGCAGGTTGGCCGCACGGAACTGGGCCGGGACATCCTTGATGAAATCGACAAGATCCCCGGCCTCCAGGAACAGATCGACGCGCTGGACGACATCCTGCTGTACGACCCGGAGAAGACCTATGTCGATGAAGACATGGTTCGCATGGGGCAGCGTCTATACCAAGCCACTGGCGATGTGCCTATAAACACGCCGCCGCCGAACCCGGCCTACTGGCTGGACATCGGCAAGTCGATCGAGACGGCGAACGGATTGGCGCAGCAGGTTGCCTTCAACACAGCCGACATCATCGAGCTCGACGGCGAGATCACGGCGCAGGCCACGGCCTTTCAGGCTTTGAGTGCTGCATACCGGGACGACAGCGGGGAGGGCGATCTCGCCGATGCGCTGAAGGGATGGAGCAGTACGGCGGCGATCGCAACCGAAGAGAAAGTGCGGGCCTCGGAAAACCTTGCCACCGCGCAGAAGGTAACCACGCTGACTGCTGCGGTTGGTGAAAACGAAGCTAATGTCACCGAACTGCGGCAGGTTGTGGCCACCGATAAGGAAGCTACCGCCACGGCGATCACACAGTTAACCGCTACGGTGGGCGAAAACACATCAGCCATTCAGGAGACCTCAGAAGCATTTGCTGACCTGGACGGCAACCTAAGCACGATGTGGTCGGTGAAAATGTCAGTCACCGCCAATGGCCAGTATGTTACTGCGGGTGTTGGGCTTGGTATTGAGAACGTGGGCGGAGTTTTCCAAAGCCAGTTTTTGGTGGCTGCGGATCGGTTCGCAATCGTTAACACCATCGCCGGCGGCGCTATCTCAGTGCCGTTTGCAGTGCAGGGTGGCCAGGTCTTCATGAACTCAGCGTTCATCCAAGACGGCACCATCACCAATGCCAAGATCGGCAGCTACATCAGCTCCACCAACTACATCGCCGGCCAGCAGGGCTGGATTCTCAACAAGGACGGAACACTGGAGATCAACGGCATTGTCCCCGGTCAGGGGCGGCTCGTGATCAACTCGTTGAACGTGTCGGTCTACGACGCCAACAACGTGCTGCGTGTTCGTCTCGGCTATCTGGGGTAATTAATGGCTCTATTTGGCCTGCGTGTCTTCAACGAGAGCGGTCAGCTCGCTATGGACACCAACAGCTTCACCTATCAGGTGTTGTGGCAGGGCGTGATCGACTTCAGCGGAGCCGTGCCCAGCTACACGATCAGCATCCCGGGCTTCAACCCGGCCAACTGCGTGTTCATGATCATTCCGACGAGGGCGCAGGACGTGCAAACGGCAGAGAACGACGGCTTGGGCAACACGAAGTCATACCCCTATGTAACCACTGCCGCAGGGCAAGTGACTGTTCTCCCGAAAAACCCTTCGGCCGGTGCGGCCATTGGCCAGACAAGGATTGTCGCCAAGGGCTACGCGATAAGGTTTTCGACATGAGCTACGGCTTTCAAAGCATCAACGACAACGCATTCGTGCAGATCGACTCCGAAGCGCCCCGGCTGTGCATGCTGACAAAAGGGGCGTACGCCGGCAGCGGCGATGCATCTGGCGTTTTCGCTCGACCCGTAACGAGCGTGGATCCGCCTATTGTGTTTATCCGTCCGGATGTCGGTGTGATGCAGGTTCCGATTTCGGTGTGGTTCACCGGCGGGCCGGGCAACTGGACCGGGTTTTCGATGAAGGCGTCGGTGGTGAATGCCAGCCTCAGCGGGCTTTATTTCGTTGCCGCCTGGGCTTCGATGGGCACCGCCGCGTACGGCATGCGTCTTTGGGGGGCGAATGGTGCGCTGGTGTATGACAGCGGGGCGCCGGCTGTTGTGGTGACCTATGCCGCTGGCAACTGGGTGTACATCGGCGACGAGGAGCTGACCGTCGGACGTCGTTACATCTGGGCGATCAACAAACTGCTCGGCACGGGGGAATACATCTCACTCAATCCGTTCGCCATGAACTGCCACAACGCGTCCTCGGGCGGTGGCTGCGCCTTGGGCGTGGATTACGCCAATGGCCAAATCAGGATGTACAGCCTCGCAACAAACGCCTGGACCGACCAAGGTCACCGGCCTTTTCTCTGCGCCAAGTTACTGGCCTGAACCTTATTTTTCTGGAGTTAATCCATGCCCTGGTACAAATCAGGAACGGTTTCTGTCGTCTTAGATTCGAACGCTGTCATCGGCACCGGTACCGCTTTCCTTTCCAATGGCCGTGTTGGCGATGCTTTTCGTGGTCCAGATGGCGGTTGGTACGAGATAACCAACATTGCCAGCGACACGGCGATGTCGATCTCGCCAGTCTACAAAGGGGTCACTAACGCGACAGGTGCTTATGCCCTCGCGCCCATGCAGGGCTACGTCAAAGACTCGGCTGACGCACTGCGGGCGCTGGTCAACACTTACGGTGCCAAACTTGCGGCGCTAGGCACCACAGGCAATTACGACGTGCTGCCGGTTACAAAAGGAGGTACGGGTGGTGCGAGCCAAGCGGATGCCCGGGCTGGGCTTGGTCTGGGCTCTGTTGCCACGCTCCCTGTCCAGACAAGTGCGGCGGATAAGACAGCAGGAAGCGTGTTGGCGGTTGGTGCTTTTGGATGGAATGGAGGCTCAGCCATCTCGCAGCCCAACACTGCGGATGTACGGACGTTGCCTGCGGGCTTCCTTTATTCCTTTCCCAATGGCGGGCCAGCACTCCCGGTTCCTGGCCAAGCGTGGTATGTGGAAAGCAGCTCGCACAGCTCACTGATATTACTTGAAGCAACAGGGATGAATGGTGCTAACAAGGCTCAACGTTACCTTCAGGTTTTTGATGGAAGTACATGGTCAGGCTGGAGCAAAGTTGCAACAGGTGGTGCGAACTCTGATATCACCAGTCTGAGCGGATTAACGACCGCCTTATCTGCCGCGCAGGGCGGGACAGGAGTCACCTCCATTGCAGCCCTTTTGTCGGCACTTACAACAGCTGGCGCCTACGGCAAATCAAATATTCTGGGTTCCGTATCGCAATCTTCTGGAGTTCCAACTGGTGCCATAATCGAGCGTGGCACCAATGCAAACGGAGATTGGACGAAGTACGCCGATGGAACAATGATCTGCCGGGGGTTTAAAGATCTCGGATCACAATCAATAACCACCCCTACCGGGTCGTTGTTTTATGTAGGCCCGTTCAACGGAATAGCCTTCCCTCAAACTTTTGTTGGTTTGTGTGAAACCCATATCGACATCATTTCGTCGGGCGGGCTTGCATGGGCGACGCAGGGGTCTGCACTTCCAACGACAACTGCCACTGGATCTTTTTTTATTTTGAATCCAGCAAGCGCAACATTTGCGCTGAGTGCAATGTGGACGGCTATAGGCAGGTGGTACGCATGAAAATTCTGCTTTCTCCTAAAGGGAACACCCCTGATATTGAGGTTATTAAACAGGGTCACACACTCACGATTAACGGAGAGATATTTGATTTTTCGCAGATGTCTGAAGGCGATACCTTGCCTCGGGAGGCAATATTTTCAAGCTGGTTCGATGGCGACGTAAATGTAACGGGCGGTGAGATTGTTCTGACGTTGGTTTTGCCGCTTCCCTGGAATTACAGCCACGAACAAGCCTTTCCTGAGCCCTTATTGACTGTTCCGGATGGCCTTGTTGCGCTTCCATTGCCGCGCACAGTCTCAGAAGACGAACAAGCTGCGAGAGATGGAGCCCTTGCCATGATAGAGGCGCTGAAAAATGCCGAATAACATCGACTGGTCTCAACTTATCACCAAGGCCATGAAGGACGCTGCTGTTGAAGCCGTTCAGCTCGCTGCTGCAAAAGCTGAGCTTTCCACCAGGAACACCCGCGCTCTGGCGCAAATCGCCCGCATCCAGGAACGGATTGACACCATCGGGTTCGGCATCGAGGTAGGCGAGGCTACGGAAGAAGACGAGGCTGAGCAGGCTGCTTTGCTCCTCAGCGTGAAGGCCTGGAAGACATACAAATTCGCCCTCGGCAAAGTGACAGTGCAGCCCACCTGGTATGCCGCGCCGGTTTGGCCAATAGAGCCAGCTGTACCGGTGATCGTTGCTGATCCTGAAGTACTGGTCACCGATTGATGTAACGCCGAACAGCGACAACGCAACCCGCCATCGAGCGGGATTTTTTTTGCCTGGAGAAAAGTGATGCCCGTTACCGATAAAGACCGAGACATCCTCGCGCGCACCCTATGGGGGGAAGCTCGAGGTGAAAGCCTGGCCGGGCAGCTTGCCGTGGCCTGGACCATCCGCAACCGTGTCATCGACGGAAAGGACAAGTCCTGGTGGGGCGAGGGTTATGCCGGTGTGTGCCAGAAGCCGTACCAGTTCAGTTGCTGGAACAAGACCGACCCGAACTATCAGTTCTTGATCGGCGTGAAGCAGATCCCGTTCCGCGAGCTGGCTCAGGCGCGCATCGCTGCTGACCAGGTGATCGATGGCAAGGTGCCTGACCCCACCGGCGGCTCCACGCACTATTACGCGATCGCCATGAAGAAGCCTCCGGCTTGGGCAGCGAAGGCGAAGCAGACCCTCAAGCTGGGCGGGCACGTCTTCTTTAAAGATGTGCCGTGAACCAGACCACCCCAGCGGGCGCTTTAGCTGCGATCAGATAACTGTTTTCGTCTGAGGTGTCAGGCCTTCGAGGATCTTGCGCAGCCGATCGGCTTCACGTTGATAACCTCTCGCCGATATGTCCAAGTCGTAAATTTGCTTACGTAGTTTGGCTGCCTCTCCAGATCGCTCCCGCAAATTGGCCATAGCTTCATCGCGTTGACCGATTGCTTCTGCGTGCATCTCCACCAGCTTGAAAATGTTTTGCCGAGCCTGGCGCAGCTGCAGGGTCAATTCCTCGATTTCGTTCTCAAGCATTCGTAGCTGGTGCCGGCAGGTTTCGAGAGGCGTCGGGCAACCAAGCCAGTCGCTGGTGTCTTCTATTTCATACGGGTCCACGGAAAGCGCCTTACCAACACTGTTTGTATATACAGTAATTGAGTCGCGACATTTCCGCGAGAGCGATGCGACGAGGAGTGTTTTTTGTGTGGCAGAACGCCAGGGATGGCTGGGCCAATTCTTGGGCCAATTTTGAGGGGAGTGTCGGGGTAGAGCGGGGAATCGGAAAGGTTTGGCCCTTGAATCCAGCGGCCTATCCCCCATCCGTCCCCGTGTTGACGTCATAATTAAATGTCGCGTCTTACCAATAGGGCTACGGTTTTTAGGGGATTTCAGAGGGGCTACGGGATAACCGCAGTAGCGCATTTGAAGCCTGTTTCCTGACAGCAGCGAAGCATTTGTACACCGCGCTTGCTCAGCTTGGCAATCAAGTGGGGCGCGGATGGCGCTTTGTTGGTCGGTTTGCGACTGGATATTCGTGGAATTTCGACGCTGTGCGTCTGATCTGAAATATTTGCTAATGCAAAGTGCTGGGTTATAAATAAATCACGAGCGACGCAGGAAGCCACCGCGATGGAATCGAAAGAACAGCAGCTTATGGAATTGCTTGGCCTCACAGCCCGCTCCCTGACACACCTGACCGCGTCGATGACCTCGATGTCATTCGAACTGCTGCGCAGTAACGATCAAGTCACCCGGGATGCCGGTCGGCGGATGATCGACCGCATGGCCACCATCAGCGCCGGGCTGGACGAACACTGGCGGCTGATTGGCGAACTGACCGGCGTGCATGTCGCCCACGAGCAGATCGAAACCATCCAGGAGATCCAGTCGCAGGCTCCTCCGCGACTGCCTTCAAGCTGA